GAGCAAAACGAGGAGTATGTTCAGACCGTCAATGCGTGGCTTCGCGGAGAAACTGATGACAGCGCAATAATAGAGTTCGCCTTTGATTGCTCCGATGAACCGCTTGGGCTGATGAATATGCTCCCGATAGTCGCTTACCTTCAAAAGAAAGGCATAATATGATTACTCCGACTGACCGCCCGCAGCGACCTGCAGAGTGCAAGCATTATGTAGATATGCTTGGGTATTGCGAACTAAGATATGGGCATAGTTGGTCTGTCGCTCACGGTATGTGTCCTTACGCATATTCTGATGTAGATTGCGATTGCCCCGACTTCGTCCCGAAAGAGAAAAATAAAGGAATATGAAGAATAGGAGCCATCTGACAGTAAGGTTTTTAATTCCCCCGAATTCGGGGGAATTAAAAATACAATATACTCTATTTCAGAAGTTTAGGATTTCCAAGGTGTTCAAGTTTGCTGAATCGGTTTTCAATGTTCATTTCGTTGAATTTGGCAAGCTGATCCTTGGCCGCTTTATGAAGGATGGGCTTTCTTTGTTGCAAATCCGTCAGTCCTTGCTTGATAAGCTCGGAATTCAACGATTCCATATTGGAGAGCACTGCAAGCTGGTTGATGGTGGCAGCATCCCTCATATTCAGACCTTGCTTTTTAAGCTCAGGATTATTTTTCTCCCATTGTTTCGCAGTGCATCCAAACACGATGAGATTAAGGACATCCGCTTCACTGGCATATACCCAGTCTTCCCTGAGTTTTCGTATGGAAAAACGAGGAAGGACATGCTTTTTTATCGCATCCGTCTGCAAGGAGTAATTTGCCTTGGAAAGTATTCTGCGTACATCCCATTCCTTGATCCTTTTGTCAGCCAACAGGGTGTTGAGATTCTGGTATTCCTTTATGAGATACAGCTTGAATGTAGGGTTTATCCAGGAGCCGAATTCAAAGGCGATGTCTTTGTGGGCATACGTCCCTCCATATCTGCCAGCCTGAGCAATCAGTCCGATAGCCTTGGTCTTTTCAACCCATTGCTTTGCGGATATTGCGAAGCGGTTAAGCCCCGAAACGTTGAATATCTCGTTAAATGCCTGTTTGTCAAAGTCGGGATTGTTCAACACTTCCCAAAGCCCAAGAAACTCGATGGTGTTTTTGTTGCGGAGCCACTTCTCCACCAAAGATGGACCATTATCAAGTCCTCTGACCATATCCGTCAGACAGATATAGTCTCCGATTTCGTTACGTTTTACGTTTATGGCTTTATCCAAAACGTTGAGAATGAATCTTTTCATAGTGTCATGAATTAATACGACAAATGTACGAAAAATAGTTTAATTACGCAAATATAAGAAATTAAACCAGATGACCATCAACTACATATCCCTTTGCAGCGGCTACGGCGNTTCTACTTTGTCCCAAAGGAAAAGAATAAGGGGTATAACGGATAAATCAGCTTCTATGAAAAAGGTATTTGGCAACGAATGTGAATACTCCGATAACGTCTGCCAATGTTGTAGTTAATAACGTGATTAATACTGTTGAATCTAATTTCATCCAGCCAAATACACAACAAAAAACAATGATGATAGCCACAAACATATATAAGCACATGAAAACAAAGATTCTATTGCTGAAGTCTTTGCGTTGCTCCCTGTCTTGTTTTAAGGACGCAATCTCCTCGTTCTTCTGCTTGATAGCTTGTCTTTGGGATTCTATGGCATTTGCAATAATCTGTTGTTTGAAGTCACCGGACGTTTCTTCTTTGAGATCTGCACTTGAAGCAATACAATCAATCAGACGGTCAACGGAATCCATTAGCAGCCAGCGTTTTTGCTTATCATATTTACAAGTTTGCGATAATACGCATCCGTCAATTCATCGGGTATTGGATTATTGCGACCTTCAATATAGCATATATCCCATGGTGTGCCTTTCTGATGCGTTAGTGCCACAATTTTGGAATCCGACATTTCTGCATAACGCTTCCATACCATCTCGACTATTTTCTTCGCATCCTCGTCTTTTAATTCGGGGGCGTGAAACGTCGGTGTATAATCGTTCTCATTCCATTCCATCACTTCCGTTTTCTCGGTTATCGGGTTGGCGCGGAACTGCTTAAAAGAATGATACACACAAGGAATTACCGGACCGTATCTCCATGCCTCAACCTTATCAAAACGAGGATCAAGCAAGGACTTATGAAATATAGCCAGAGAAAAACCATGAGCGATATAGACACGCTTGATCAACCCCAGCAAAGTGATGGGTTTTCCTTCTTTATATGCCAAATCTATAAAATAGTTTGCTACTGCAAGCGCGTTATCGTTCATGATTTTGTGTCCAATGGTGATATTATTATAACACCACAAAATTATAAATTACTTTATCTGAAACAAAATTTATTCTAAACTTTATAAATCCAAGATACGGGAATGGCTAAGGACAATGACTACATAAGACTGATACATACGCCACGATGGCTGCGGCTGCGCCGTGACATACTGACGGCACATCCGATCTGCGAAAGATGCGAGGCTGAGGGATATGTAACCCCGGCGACCGAAGTACACCACCGCAAGCCTGTCGAGCACGGAGTAAACTATAATGAGAAATACAGGCTCATGTATGATCCAAATAACCTGTGCTCTCTCTGCCACGACTGCCACGTCAGGGTACATACTGAGATGGGGCGCAGCGGAAAGGAGGCGACCAGACGGCGCAACGCAGAACATGTGGAAAAGATAATAGCTGATTTTTTCCACGATGGTTGAGAGGGGGGTGATTTTTTTGAAGCCCCCGGGGTTTGTTAAACCTCGCCCCAACCTTTCCGTCTGCGTGGGCGGATTTTCAGATTTAAGCAAATTTGGTATTTTCAACAAACCAGATACTAAGCATGGCAAGAAGCACCAATGAATTCAGAGCAGAAATCATAAAGGCATTGAAAGCCTCCAGCAAATACTCCAAAGGTATAGACCTGCAGATCTTTTCTTTGGCTGTAGCCCTGCGATCGCTTGACATGGCTAATGACGAACTTGACAAATTAGACACAGTGGTGGTGGTGGAGACCTCAAGATACGGCAACGAAACACTTTCTCCACATCCTGTATTCAAGATTTTAAAAGACGCCCAGGACAGCGTCACTCGGCAGATGAAGGCACTGGGTCTGACAACCGAGGAACTGACCGGTACAAATGATGACGACCCGTTGATAGACCTTACCAAAAAGGTAAGAAATGCTGGACGTAAGAAGCCGAATATCTTAAAACCGGGCTCCTCCGAAATCACGACATGACCGAAGAAGAAAAGGACAGACTACGCCAAGCCAAGTCTGACGTATCGGCACAGCTTGTCCGAGTGCCGATAGCGAATTACCGTCTATGCGAAGTTGACCCACGGCTGGAGCAATATGTCAAAGGGGTCGCACGAAACCCGACTGCGCACAACCTCTACGAACAGTTAGCGGTCATACGCTTTTTCCATTTGGCAGACAGATATGGCATCAACGTCACCGAGGTACAGCGTTTTTTCACCCTGTATGAAAATCTGCATTTCCCAGGCAGATACGGTATGCAGAAGTATGCGCTGACCCCGGTGCAGACCTTCCAGTTTGCCAGCATCTACGGATTTTGGAACAAAGGCCGACGAGTAGTACGCGAAGCAGTCCTGTACGTCCCGCGAAAATTCAGCAAGACCACATCAAGCGCGTCGCTGGCGGTGTATGACCTGCTGTATGGCGATGCCAACGCCGAGAGCTACACAGGTGCCAACAGCAACGACCAGGCAAAAAAATGCTTTGATGTGATACGTGGCTGCATGAAGAGACTGGATCCCAAAGAACGCCGTTACACCGTCAACGAGCAAACCATTAAAAGCAAGCGCAAAGACCGCACAGCCTTTGCACAGTGTCTGACAGCCAACGCCCGGACAAAGGACGGACTGAATGCGAGCACGGTAATCATGGACGAGTTCAGCCAGGCTCGCGACAACAGTCTGCTGACCGTGCTCACCACCTCAATGGGCGTTCGCGAAAATCCGCTGACCGTCATCATCACCACGGCGAGCGATGTCTTTGACGGACCGTTTTACGAAATGCTTCAGGGCTATAAATCCGTGCTGCTCGGAGAATTTGAGGACGACAGCCTCTTTGCCCACATCTTCGAACCTGACCTTGACGACCCCGAAGACTCGGAGGACACGTGGCGCAAGGTGCAGCCACACATGGACATCACCGTCAGCATGGATTTTTACCGACAGGAGTACAAAAACGCCGTCCGCAACGGTACCGATGCAATGCTGGCATTCCGTACCAAGCTGCTCAACATCTATGCCGAGAACGAACAGCGCAGCTGGATCAGCAGCACATTCGCACGGAGCATCGCCCGTCCGATGCCACTGGATGCCATCTCCGGCAGACCTGATGCGATGGTGGCTATAGATCTGTCAGAAAGCGACGACTTCAGCGCGGTCACCATGGGTATGTACGATGCGGCACGCAAAAACTTCCATTTCCACACGGCGTACTTTTTCCCGAAGGGCGCATTGGCAGGACATCCCAACGAAAAGATGTACCGCATATGGGCTCAAAAGGGCTATCTGAAGCTGACCGATGGCGATGTAATCGACTACCGCGCCATCGTAGACTATGTGCTCTATCTCAATACCGTGGTGCGCATCCTGGGTATAGGTTACGACCCTTGGAAAAGCCAAGAAGTCGTGAACATGCTTGCGGCTTCGGGCGCGGACAATGTGTTGGCGGGAGTCAAGCAGACCTACGGCAACTTCACCGCCCCGGTGGAAAGCTTCGAGCACGGAGCAAAGACCAATCATATCTTCATAAACGACAATCCCATCAACTACTACTGCTTCGGCAACGCCGTCCTTGACACCGACAAGCTGGAGAACTGCAAGCCCGTCAAGCGCAAGCAGACGCAGAAGATAGATGGTGTCATCACCAAGCTCATGTGTCTGCGCATGTTTATCGACTACCGACGGTAGACCAGTGTGGTGGTCTACCGTCTTGCATTTTGGTTAATCATTGTTAAATTTACAATCCCAAAAGTAAACAAAGGAAACTAAAGTAAAACAAGGGAAAACAAATAGGGCAAAATAAAACTACAAGAACTAAGCAACTGAAAACCAAGTTTTTAAATATCGGAATTTGTGATTATTTTTGTACATTATCGTTAATGTACAATGAGCTTCTGGCAACGTATAGCTAATTATTTCAGGCGCGAAACCCCGGGTGGTATCAACTCTGGCTTGACACGCCAGGGGGTTGCATCGCTTTTTGTCAGCAACGACCAGACAGCCCTGTGTGTTGCCACCGTGTTCCGTTGCGTCAAGCTGCTCAGCGAAAGTGTAGCCAACCTGCCGCTGCAATACCTTATCCGCAAAGACGGCATCTTTACTGAGGCATACGATGCCAGGTTGGACTACCTGCTGAACGTACAGCCGGACTATGCCGTCAACGCCTTTGACTTCTGGCGGCAGGTGGTGCAGGAGCTGCTGCTGGATGGCAACGCTTACATCGTGCCGATCTATAATCCTGTCAGCATGGAGTTAGACCGGCTCGCCCTGTGCGAACGAGGCACGGTGATGCACGATACCATCAACGACCACTACGATGTCTATGACCTGACCACCGGCATCAGTGGCCGCTTCTCCGAGGACGAGATGATACACGTCAAGGGGCTTACGCTACGCAACAGCAAAAAAGGCATAAGCGTGCTTTCATACGCCCGGCTGACTATGAGCATCGCAGCTACAGGCGACCAAGAAACGCAAAACAGGTTTGCAAACGGAGGCAATGTGCGAGGCATAGTGTCCAACGACACAACGGTGCGCGGCTTCGGCGAGTATCAGGACAAAGAGCTGGAGAAGACAGCCGAGAATATAGACGCTCGTTTCCAGGGTGGTGAAAGGATTGTGAGCGTACCGGGGCAGGTGGAGTTCAAACAGATTTCGCTCAGCTCTACCGACATGCAGTTTCTGGAAAGCCGTAAATTCACAGTCATCGAGATCTGCCGCTTTTTCAGCGTGCCTCCGACATTTGTCTATGCCGACACCAGCAGCAACTATAAGACCGTAGAACAGGCAGACGTGGATTTTCTGAGCCACACGCTCAATCCGCTTCTGCGCAACATAGAGATAGAATTGCGCCGCAAACTCATCGCGCCGTCGCTGTGTCACAAATACAAATTCAAGTTTGACCGCCGCGAGCTTTTCGCATGCGACCTCAACGGCATGATGAACTACGGCACAAAACTGTTGCAGCTCGGCACTACAGTCAACGAGGTGCGCAAGATGAACAATCTGACACCCGTCGATGGAGGTGATACAGCACTGGTGTCTGCCAACCTACGCGGAATAAACGAAACGAGCCTACAGCCGCCAGCATCAGAAAACAAAAATAACTACGATGACAACGAAAACGAATAAATACTCCGAGGTAAGACGCACACTGCGTACTGACTGCGCGCACCTGCATGTACGTGAGACAGGAGAAGACGGCCTGCCCAGCCGCACGATTACCGGATATGCAATAATGTTCAACACCCCGTCTGCCCCGCTGTGGAGCGATGACGACAGCGAGGCACGCGAAGTCATCTCACCAGAAGCCATCACCAAAGAACTGCTGGACAGCTGTGACATCAAGTTTACCATGTACCACGACCGACAGCTGATCTTAGGCCGCAGCAACAAAGGATCTGGCACATTGGAGTATTTCGTTGACGACAAGGGGGTGGGGTTCAATCTGGAACTCCCCAACTCGCCCAATGGTGACGAGGCGTTGGAGCTGGTGAGCCGAGGAGACCTTTCTGGATGCAGCTTCGCGTTCACCACCCGCTATTGGGACAGCGATTTTGTAGAACGTACGGCAAAAGTGGTGAACGGCTCCACACAGATAACCTACACCATCAAAGCCGTCACAGGCGTATATGACTTCACGCTGGCTGCCGACCCCGCCTATCCCGACACATCCGTAGAAGCACGCGAATTTACCGTCGGGCTCCGCCAATCGGAGAGACACCTATCACAGGAATCCGAGCCCGACAACAAAAATATGCGCAAGCAGCTGCGTGAAATGCGCCGCGCTGCCGCACAAAAAATGATATAATGTATTAACCACTAAAAGTTTCAGTAATGGAAAAGAAGAATCCCGAAAAGCTGAACGTACGCACACTGGTCAACAAGTACCAGGCCAACTGCGACCGTATCAGCGAAATTGCCGAAACCTGCGAAACCGAGCAGCGCGAGCGCACCGATGCCGAAGACACAGAATTCAAGGCTCTCACGCGCGAAAACCAGTTGCTGCAGATGAAAATGCAGGTAGCCGCCGCAGAACATCTGCGCGAAAACCCCAACGCATCCACTGATGCAGCCCGCATCGTCCACGAGAACATGGAGGCTGGCCGTCAGACCAAGATCATGCTTGTGCGTGACCTGATGATGGTTTCCGACACTACAGCCGGTGCCATCGTGCCACTCAAAGTACAGGACATCTTACAGCCGCTTACCGAGGGCCTCATACTTGACAAGGTAGGACTTCCTATGCCTACAGGCTTGGCTGGCGATTACGTATGGCCGACATACGAAACGGTCGAGGCTTCAATCGCTGGCGAAGGCGTAGCACTCACCGACAGCAAAATCAAGATGGGCAAGCTGACCGCTGCTCCGCAGCGTATCGGCGTAGCAATCCCTATCACCCGGCAGACCATAATCCAGACGGAGGGCATAATCGAGACAATCGCAAAGCATCTCATGCCCCTGTCAATCGCGATGCTTCTGAACAAAATCCTTTTCTCCACCGCGAAAGTCACAGGCGCGACCACTCTCGTGGGCCCGTTTGTGGGCATCGCAGCCAAGGACGTTTTCAGTTTCAGTGCCGAGCCCACATTCAAGGAGTTCAACAAGATGAAAGCCGATGTACTCGCCACGGGCATCGACGGCGAACATCTCTGCTGGATTATGACAAAGGCGCAGAAAGCCATAGCCGAGGCTACACCAAAGGATGCCGGCAGCGGTATCATGGTGTGCGAAAACGACCATATCGCCGGACTCCCTGTGTTCACCACCAACTATATCGGCGAGGGCAACATCGGTCTGGGCGACTGGCGTTACCAGCCCATGGGGCTTTTCGGCGACATCTCGTTTGTGATCGATCCCTACAGCCAGGCTCGCAAAGACGCCGTAGACTTCGTTCTTAACGTCAATTACGGTACCGCCACCCTGCGCAAGGAAGCATTCAAGCTGGGCAAGGTAGCATCTGCAGGTGCCGGAGCGTAATTAAAAGTTTCTCTTTATGGCTGTAGTGAGTCTGGCATTATTCAAGAAGCACGTCAGAGCCGACGATTTCGCCGACGATGACGTGTATCTGGAGCATCTTTTAGAAACGGCAGAGGTTTCGGTGGTCACCGCGACCAACCGCACCGTCCAGGAGCTTACCGACGGCAACGCCGGGCAGTTTCCCAAACCGCTCAAACACGCCATGATGATGCTTGCGGCGCATTGGTACAACCAGCGCGAGAGCGTCAGCACCGCACAGATGCACGAGGTGCCCGACTCGCTACAGGCATTAGTAAAGCCCTATCGAAAACTCGTCAGCGATGCAAGCAGGGAGAATGAAATATAAGCTGGTGCTTCTGGAGCCTGTCAGCGACATCGACGGTTTCGGAGAGGAGACCCCGGTCTACAAAGAGTTCCGGACAGTGGCAGCCGAGCGCGTCAAGGCCAGCGGCAACCGCAGCGAGGAAGTCGCCGAGCATTTCCCAGACTATCGTGCCGAGTTCAATATCCGCGATGCCCATCCCGTCAAAGAAAACTGGCGCGTCAGGCAGCTTGGCGGCTATGAGTACACTGTCACCAGCATCATCCCCAATATTGACAGGGGCATGAAAACCCTTGTTTGCGAACGTGTAAACAAATGACCACTATGGCTGCGATGCGCTACGATGACAGCAACCTACAGCGTCTTTTTGCCGCCCTTACACCGGGACAGCGTCTTAAAGCTCTACGCGGAGCATTGAGGCGCGAGGCCAACCGCGTACGCCGTATCGCCGTCAATAATCTTCGCGGCAGCATAGGCGGTGACCGCGAGATGGAACGCGGCATACGCGCCGTGGTGTTTAAGCGCAAAGCCGGATTCCGCGTGACCATAGGCACTAAACGAGCCGGCAAAAACGGCAAAGGAGGCAAAGGATACTACATCAGCCGGCGACGGCGCGGAAAGCCCGGGGCGACCGGCAAGCCGGTGCTCGTCTGGGCTGAGGAAGGCACCGCCGCCCGGTGCACCAAAAGCAAGACGCGCATCTTCACACGCTCGCGCAAAGGCCATCCGACAGGACGCATGAAGCGGTACGGATTCATGCGCAAGACCCGCGAAGAGGTGCGTGGCAGCGTCACCGACAGTCTGCACAACGAAATAGTCAACAGTATAAATAAAACCGCAAAGAAATATGGCTGTACCTAAGACATCACTAAGTGCCGGGGCGATCATCCGCGCCGTGCTGCTGGAAGATGCCGAAGTGTCTGCAAGAACCCGCAAGATTTTCCCGGTGGTCACGGACAGCGCAGAGCTTCCATATATAACCTACAGACGGTCGGCTTTGGCTACCGTGCCGCAGAAATGCGGACAGCCCTGCCCCGACACCATCGAGATGGAAGTCATCTGCTTCACCGAGCGGTATGCCGAAGGGGTGGAGCTTGCCGAGGCTGTACGCGCAGCTCTGGACCACACCCAAGCCGAGCACGGTCGGCAGCGCATGCGTTCATGCTGCCTGACCGAAAGCGAGGAGGCATATCAGGACGATGCCTTTGTGCAACAGCTCGTATTCAGTATAAAAATCTAACCCTTTATTAACAACAAAAAAACGACATGGCAACAAGCAACAAGACTGGCTACTGCAACGGTAGCGACATGCTGGTCTACATCGCCGGTAAGGCGGTAGGCCACTGCTCAACCCACACCACCACTATGAACAGCGAGACCAAGGACCGCGCGGTCAAACCTATCGCATCCAAGGGCATCTCTGCCGGACTGTGGAAAGGCAAGGGTGTGACAGGATTGAGCATTTCCATCTCTGCCGAGGGTCTCGTGTTCTACGGCGAGGCTGAAACAGGCTACAAGGCTCTCGTGGCTGCATGGAAAGCGGGTAAGAGCGTCGAGG